CCCCGAAGTACGGCACCACGTCGAAGTAGTAGGGAGCCGCCGCCACGATGACGAGATCCCCGATCGCTACCGTCGTGTCGTTCGAGTCCAGCAGGAGTTGATTCGTCGCGGGGACGCCGGTGATCCGGTGTTCCTGAATCGAGTTGTCGGACTTGTGGTAGACGAAGGCGCGAAGGTGCCGGTACTCCAAGCCGCTGAACGGCGTGCCGCTGAACTCAAGCAAAGCTCCGGTGGTCGCCGCCGTCTTGGCCGTCACGGTCAAGACCGCCGACGCCGTGGCTCCGTCGCCCGTCGCTTGGTCGAGCTTGACCGGCCAGCCTTGCACGATGCCGACCGGCTCCGCCTTCTCCGACGCGATCTCCGCGAGGATGCCGCAATCCAGAGGAATGTCGTACCGCGTCCAGAACCCTTGAACCACGTCGTAGACCAACGTGTGGGTGTTCGTGTCCGTGTTCCACGCGGGGCCGTCCGTCATGCGGACGCCGAACCAAATCTGCGACCGCGAGCGGTGTTCCAAGACGCAGAACTTGGCGCGTTGCGACCAGTCGATCTTGTTGCGGAGCAAGTTCTGAATCGAGGTCTTGCCCTGCTGCTGGATGTAGACGGGAGCCGTCGCGGGCGGTTCTTCCGGCGAGGTGATGTTGTTCTCGCGGTAGCCGTCCGAAACGTAGAAGTCCGTCTCCCCGATGTACCACTCTTGGTTGTTCGTGACGAGCGCGGCCTGCGGCCCTACGGCGCCGTGCGTGTCGTTGATGCGGGACTTGCCGAGAGGGGCCGCGGTGTCTCCCGTGGCGTAGACGGCCCACTTCCCGTCCCCTACGTCCACGATGGCGCGGTCGAGGAGGGGCGCGATGGCTAGGATCGGATCTCCTGAGTCCAAGTCGAGGTCGAGGTACCGCCCGTCGATCTGCGTGTTCCAGTAATCGGGAGCGCCGACCGAGGAGAAGTAGAGGCGGGTGGGGTTCCGCTGGTTGCCGCCCAAGAGGGTGTAGTCGAGGAACTGGCCGACCACGGTTCCGTCCGGCGCTTCCTCGTTCTCGAAGTATTCGAGGGTCGCCGCCGAGGTGGACACCGGCCCTTCGATCGCCGTCGTGTAGGACGAGGTGGAGTTGTCGTTCACCGTGGCGACGAGGTAGGCCACGGCACCGTCCGCCCCGCTTACCCCCGTCATCCAAATGCGACGCTGGTTGACTTGGGGATCGGAGGAGATGGGAAGCGTGACCGCGGTGATCGTGTCAGCGCCCGCCGCGAACGTCACCAAGACGCCGGGGCCGGGGTTCGACTCTACGATGTCAGCGCCGTGGACTGACCGATAGGTGACGTAGAGGTAGTATGTACCGGCTACAAAAGTGCCCGTCGAGTTTGCAACCGTTACAACGGACGCGGCAAAAGGTGCCCGCACCCCGAGGTTCTTGATGCTCCCGCCGTCGTAGACCACCGGGCGCCGGCCCACGGCTCCCGCGATGATGACGCGCTGCCCGTACTGGGCGAACGTGAGTGCGTCACAGCGCCCCGGCAGACGCCCGACGACTTGGACGCCGTTGACGGCATCGTAGGCGCTCAGCGTCGTTCCTGTAGCCAGCAAGAGGCTCCGCGCCCGCGTGCCGTCCGCGAGGAATCGGTTGTAGGGGAAGACCCCCACGCCGCGCTCAGGGCGGTAGGGCTCGACGAGGCCCGTGTCCCACGACGCCCCGCTGTCCGTCTCGGGAAGCAGGTAGCAGCGCCAGCCGCCCCATGAGTCCGAGGACACCGAGCCGATGGACTCAAGGAAGTTCCCGCCGCCCTCGTTGAACTTGAGGTAGAGGTGCAGCGTGTTCGCCGCCGGGGAGCCGCCGTAGGAGGAGACTTCTTGGAACAGTTGCGGGGCGATCGTCGTTCCGGCGCCCGCCGCACCGCCCAAGCCCACGGGAACCAAGAGCTGGTTCGTGTGGATGATCTGGAAGTCGTCGATGGCCCCGTAGAACGCGCCGTCCGTGTGGAAGGCGGTCTGATCCCCGAGCCGCGCCGTGGCGAAGTTCGTGACGTGGCGCCCCATCGCCCAATCCGACGAGGTGGAACCCGCGTTCGCGCCCGTGCAAGCGATGGCGGTGAAGTGCGTCGTCACCGTCCCGTCGCCGTTGTCGATGGCGATGCCAAGGACGAAGCTCCCCGTGCCGCTGCCCGTGCGGTAGAGCGCGTAACGGATGCGCTTCCCGGCCAACGTCGAGACGGCGGGGAAGGAGCCGCCCGAAAGCGTCAGCGTCCGCACCGTGCCAGCGTCGTCGTACTTCGCCTCGAAGGCGTCCGACACCGTGCGGAACCCGAGCGGAGCAGGCGTCGTCGTGTTCGTGCCCGCCCAAAAGATCACGCCGTCCGGCCAAGTCGTTGAACCTGCCGGTAGGGCGGGAAGGATGATGATGCCGCGCACCGTCCAGCGCGAGACGTTCGGACTCGTCGCCGCGAACGTGGACGCGATCTGCGTGCCCGTCGCGTTCAGACTCACCCATGAGTTCCCGCCGAGGAACTGGACGGCGGACTCACCGAGAACGTCCGACTCGTCGGACTTCAGGAGCCACGTCGCCGGGTTGTTGACGATGATGGCGTGATTCGCGTTGGTGCTGTAGTCGCGGCACGAAGGCGACAGGCCGCCGTCGTTTAGCTTCCAGTAGCCGTCGCAGAACGCCACGCCAGCGTCGTTGAGTTCGCGCTTGTAGTTGAATCGACCAGACGCATCGGAAGCCCAATCCGAAGTCTGCGTAACGCTGTTGATGATGCGAAGTTCGGCCACCGTCGCGTCGATGAAATCGCTTCCGATAACGTTGGCGCTGGTGGTTCCGACGCCCACGAACAGGTCGTAGCTCGTCGTCGTCGGCCAAGTTCCAATGCCAGCACCGGCAACCGTGGTCGAGTTGCCGTTCATGTCCAGCATCGTCAGGTTCGTGGCCGACGCGGACGCTTGCAAGAACAGGTGCCGCTGTTGCCCGAGGATCGAATCCGTGCCGTCACCGAAGTCCAGCGTCAGCGTCACCGTCGAGCCGCCGCCGAAGGCGTCACGGATGCGGGCGACCCATGCCCCGTTGCTTCCAGTCCCCGCCGTCGAGTCGTAGCGAATGTCAACCACATGGGTTGCGCCGCCGCCGTAGCCCCACGAAAGCAACGTGCGCGGCGTTCCGCTCACAGGCCGCGAGTGCAGCACGACGTTGATGGTGAGGTAGAAGTTGATGTTGGCGCCGAACGAAGGATCGTAGGCCGCCAGACGCTTGATGCGAAGGTAGTCGTTCGCCCCGTCCAGCCGCAGGCTCGTCCCCTTCAACGGGGCGCTACCCAACCGCGTGAACCCGCCCCGCTTCTCCGCCGCCCTTTGGCTCAACTCCACGTTCAGCGCGTCGGGGAACTCGCCGCCCCCCAAGCGCGGTAGATGCACGCGGTCGTTCAGACCGCGAAAGACCTCGATCTCCTGATTGATGGCGCGGGCGCTCAAGTGAGCGTCCCCGGCGCACGCGGGCCGTAGTCGAACGCATCCGACATCGGCTCAGGAATGATCTGCGCCCCGCCTTGTTTGATCGCCGTGTCTTTCGAGATCCGCATGGCATCCGCCCATCGCGCCGCGCAAGCGTTCAACTGCGCGGAGTCCAGCAAGTGCGCGAAACTCATCGCCGCCCGCGACGGCAACGCCCCGATCAAAGCCGGGGGAAGCCGCTTGTCGATGTACGTCCCGTCGCCAGCCGTGGTGTCCCTGATCTTCGCAGGCAACGCCACATAGTCCACCTTGATCGACAACGTGGCGTTCGGCGTCGGATACAACCGGATCTTGAACTCCGCCGTCGAGGCGTTCCGCGAGAGCAGAACGTAGTGCGTCGGCGTCCCCGTCGTCCCCGTCCCGTCCAACTCGTACCGCTGGAACGTCGGCTTCGTGATCGGCTGCAACGTGTACCACGGCGAAGCGTTGATCCGCACGCCCGCCGGACGAAGCTCCCAGAAGTCGTCCGGCAGCGAATACTCGCTCGTCCCGTCCGCCGTCGTGATCGTGCCCGTAGTCGTGAGATCCTGCGGGCGCGTCTCCACCGCCCACTCCACCATCGCCAGTTCCAACGCCCATCGAATGTCAGTGTCGTAAACGCTGTCGATGGTCGTCGTCCCGAAAAGCGCGAAGTTCACGCGCTTCACAAGGTCATCGACGAGGTAGATGTAGGTGACGGCCATGTTGGTTTAGACCTTGGGTGCTTCCGCCGCTTTCGGCGTCGCCGCGGGCTTCTCCGCCGCGGGCTTCGCCTCGCGTTCGATCTTAGCGAAGAAGTCGTCCGTTGCCTTGGTGTACTGCGCTTCGCTTCGGGCTTCCACGTTCTGCGTCGAACGTTCCGAGAAGTAGACTTCCGGCGCCTCGGCCAGCGCCGCCAGTTGCGACTTCAGGAACTTGTCCCGGTCGATCACCGACGCGACGCCGTTCTTCACCGGCCACTTCTTGGCGCGGCAAATCTCCGCGATCTTCACCGCCTGTTCGTAGGTCAGTTCGATGTAGCGGTTGGCGTTCTGCACCGTGTTCGCAATCGGAATCCACTTCTTCGGGCGCTGCGCGTCGAACGCATCAGGCACGATCCGGTACTCGCATTCGAGGTTCACGATGCGTCCGCTCTTGGGCTTGAAGGCCCACGGACGAACCTCGCAAGGCGCCTTCATCCGGTCGTACCGTCCGTGGATCTCCCATGCGGGAGTCCAGTTGCGCTTCATCTGGTTAATCATGGCTGGTTCAACTCAGCTTCGGAAAGGTGCGAATGACTCGCACGGGAAGAAACGCGGCCCCGTCGTTTGACGGAGCCGCGCTTGATGTTCATCAGTAGTTGATGAACACGTCGGTCGTCGCGCCAGCCGTAGAAGTAGAGGCTTGCGCCTCACGGAAGGTGACGCGAGCGCAGATGCCAGCCGCGAGAGCCGCCGCCAAAGTGGCAATGCCAGCCGTGACCGCGAAGCTTGCAGGGCCGTAGGCCACCGGAGCGTTGCCGCTGGTGTCGTAAGCGAGAACCTTGGCGGGACCGCCAATCGTGATTTCCACGATGTCGCCCGTCAACGCGGCCTTTCCGGTCAAGCCGGAAATGCTCGCATTCGCACCCGTGCCACCGACACCTTCGTAGATGCCGAAGAACGCATGATCCGCAGCCGTCGTCAAGGCGGTAGCCTTGAAGATGCTGTCGGAAGTGGTGTCGAGCATGACGGCTTTTCCGACCGCCAACGCAGAGCCCGCCTGAAGGCGAACCACGCGCTTGTAGCCCTTGAAAACACCGTCCCTCGGATCGAACCCAGTGATGTCCGCGAAACTCATGTTGTTTGCTCCTTTCTTCGATCAGGCCGTCGCGTAGTCGAAGATCACGCCGCACTTGCGGGGGTTCGTGACCATGTGGAAGCCGCGCCACACGACGTACATCGACGACGCCAGTTGGTTCTGCGCCGCCAGCCACGGACGCGCCGAGAAGTTCCAGCCCTCTTCCGTGAGCAGGCACACCGCGTCCGACGAGATCAGGTACAGCACGTCGCTGCCCGCCGCCGCGTCGCCCGTGCCCGCACCCGAGTGCTGGAACTCATCCGACCAGCCGATGGTCATGGAGCCGTGCTTGACCGTCTCCGCCTTCAGGTTGAACTCGTTCGTCGCCCCGCCGGTCATCGTGTATCGCACGGTGGACGGGTACATCGAACAGTAGTCCAAGAACGGAAGGCGCGTCCACAGGCCGATGTCGGGGGCCATGCCGCCGCCGTCCGCGCAGGAAGCGATGGCGTTGTCCAAAGCCTTCACGGCCTTCGACGGAATGCCGACCGACATCCACTTGAACGAAGCATCGCCCGCCGACCAAGAGTTGGCCGACTCCTCCCACGACACCGCGACGTTCTCCCAGTTCGTGCCGCCAGCCGTGGCCGACGTGAACGCGGCACGTTGGATGCCAGCGTAGGAGTTGTTCGCCTGACGCATCTGCCACGTCACCGCCGTGTCGGCGTTGCCCGCGTTGGCGTCCGCGTAGATGGCGCTTTCGAGGCCGTCCGGCTGCTTGGAACCAGAACCCGCGCCCACGATGAGCGTGCGGTTGAAGTCCTTCATCAAGTCCTGCACCATCGAATCCACGGCAAAGGCGCCGAGATCCACGTTGCCGTTCTTGTTGTCGGCTTCCTGCGTCGCGGAGTAAGACAACCCCTTGGCGCACTGGGCGCGGTACCACTGGGCGGCTTGCGGGCCGTCCTGCACCGGAGCCGTGATCGTGTCGAGGTGGTCGAACCACGTCGCGCCGCCTTGGTCAAGCTGGTTGACCGAGAGCGTCTGCGTGTGACCCCAGTTGCCGACCTTGACGCGGCCCTGCGACTTGAGCGTGAAGTAGTAGAGGTAGTTGCGGATCATCAGATCCTCAACCGCTCCACCGTTGAAGAACTCTTCGGCCTTGCCGATGAGTTGCGGCGTCCAAGTGGACGCAGCGCGATTTGCAGTAACGGGCATGTCAGTTTCCTTTCAGCGATTGTTCTTGGTCTTTTCGAGGAAGTCCGCAAACGTGGTCGCCAGCACGCGCTGTCCGCCCTTCGCGCCCATCTTCCCGCGAGAGTCCGTCAACGTCGGGAGCCGTTGCGCCGCTTGACTTGCCGCCGCCTTCGTGGCCGCTCGCATCGTCATCGCTTCGCCATCGCTCACGAACGCCAACGCCTTCTTCAACGGAATGTTGAGATCGCGTGAGGCTTTCTCCGCCGCCGCCTTCCACTTGCCGACACCTTCACCGTGCGCTTTGGTGAGTTCAGTCCACTCTGCTTGCGTGCGCTGCGTCTTCACGGAACCGACTTCCGCCAGAACGGGCTGCAACTCTCGACGCAGACTGGCGACCATTCCCCCCATCGCGGACTTCATGTAGTCGTCCAGACCCTTCTTCGTGTCAGGGTCGAAACCGAACAAGTCCTTCGGGATGAAATCGTCCACCGCATCCTGCGTCGCGTCCGTCGCGCCCTGTCCCGTGCGGAACTGCTTGAGGAGTTCGAGGCCGTTCGGATGCTTCAACAGGGTTTCAAGCGCCTGTGAGTTCGTCCGTAGGGTGCCGATCTCCGTCTCAAGCGCGCTCAGCTTCTTCAACGCCTCCGCCCCTTGCTTCAACTTGCGTTGGAGCTTCGGAGAGAAAGACGCGCTTTCGCCGTCGCTATCGTTCCCGTCATCCGCCGACTCGTCAGCAGCGCCGTCGTCCGTGTCGTCAACTTCTTGACTTGACATGCCCCCGCCAATAGATCCGTCTTGGGAAGGCGTACCACCCTCCGGTTCGTGATCGTTGCCGGTCGCTGAGTCTTGAAGCCCGCCGGATTCGTCCGTGGCCGCCGATCCGAAATCGCGCTGGTTCATGCAGAGTTCCTAAATCACTTCGGCTTCGGCATGCCCGATTGGGCCTTCACCGATCCGAGTCCCTTGAGAACGGCGGACTTGCGATCCGTCGCGCTCGCCATCGAACCCACGAACTGGTTGGTGGGAATCGACTTCATGGTTCACCCCTTCATCATGTGCGCCCGAAACTTCTCGCGGAACTCGGACATCGCTCGCTCTTGCGAACTGACATGCCCGAAGTTCTCTCCGCGCTCAAGTTCCCGGTGCCCTGTGAGTCTCATGTATTCGCGGCGCTCCGCTTGGTTGCGGATCACCGGCCCCTTGCCGGGGATGTAGTTCTTCCAGACCTTCTCACCTTGCTTGCATTGCAAGTCATGGGCGGTTCCCGGCCACTTGCGGTCAGGATACATCTTCTCCCACCGCTCTTGGTCGTAGGTCTTTTCGGCTTCCGGCATGTGGATCAGCGCCCCGAGTTCGTCGTACTGGGGCTCCGACGTTTCCATCGTAGCCGACCGCACCGAATGCGGCCAACCCTTCCGACGCTTCAATCGCACCAGCCCTTCGTCCATCAGGCCGACGCAATCCGCTTGCTTCCACCCTTTGAGATGGAGCAAAGCGCACGCATCACCATGCACCGTACAGGTTTGCGTCATTGCATACCCCCTTCGACGGGCGCGGCGTCGGGGCCGCTCTTGGCACCGCTTTGCATCAAGGCCATTTGCATCATCTGATTGCGAAGGTTGTCCACGTCCACGTTCGGGAGCATCAAGCGGTCCAAGTCGGGGATGCTGCGGAGTTGCGCGAGGCGTTCCAGCACCTCGTCGCCGTCGATCTTCTGGCCGAGAACCGGGTCTTTCCAGATACCGAGCATCTCGCCGTAGAACTGTGCCCGCGATTGGTCGCTCTGCGGGGTCATGCTCCCCTTCTCGACGTAGAGGTGCAACCCGTCTTGGATGTCCCCCGCCGAGATGGACTGGTCGAGCCACGTCGCCACTTCGTCTTGGCCGAGGAACACGGCGAGTTGCTCCGCCTCGAAGAACTGCGCCCCGAGGCCGAGGATCTTCCCGACGCCTTCGACGCAGAACCGTTCCACCGTCGATTGCTTGTCGCTGAGACGGGCCACGGAGGCGCGGTTCACGTTGTCCGCCTCCGCCGCCGAGGTGTCCGACTTCATCGCCTCAAGGCGTTGTGCAGGCCCGAGGCCCGCCGCCTGCGCGAACTCTTTGTCGATCATCCCCAAGTAGGCCATCGTCTCGCCAAGCTCCCACCGCTTCGGAAGCTCCGCGACGCCCGACGAGAGCGGCTGGCCGTTCATGTTCCCTTCGACGAGGGCGTAGGCACCCAAGACCGGATGGCTCAGCAAGTCGATGCCGTTCACCGATCCGAACATCTTCTTGTCCAAGAGCGTCGGCTGATTCGCCCTACGCAACATAAACTGGTGAAGGCGCGTCCGCAGTTGCTCCTCCTCCACCACTTGCGTCATCACTTGCTCCACGTCGCTCGTCGTGAACAACGTGTCGCCGTCCCCGTTCCAAGCGCCCGTGATGAGCGGGCACCCGATGTCGTAAAGCTCGTCCTCGTCCGCGAGAAACTTGTCGAACCCGTTGGCGACGAGCTTGCGCCCCCACTTGCCGTCATCGTTCAAGACGTACAACTCGAACAACTCGCAGTACTGGTAGGCTTCCTGCGCCGTCCCCGGAGTCATGTAGCTGGTGAACGCCTTCGTCATGGCGCTCATCGTGCGGCTAAGGACGCCTTGCCGCTGCCCGTACTTCGTGGAAGACGACATCTTCCCGCTGCGACCGTCCAGCCTGAGCGTCGGTTGCAGCTTGTCGATCCCTTCGATGTTCTTGAACCGCGGATCAGCTTTCACGCTCTCCACGTCGGCCAAGATCCTCACCCCGCACCAACGCATCTTCTGCGCCACCGTCGCGTCGGGGTCAAAGAATACGTCCCATGCTCCTTCACGGCGGAAGCTCGGCTTTTTCCAGAGTGCGCGAAGGTCGTTCTCGTATGTCTGGCGCTCCACCGCATTTTCTTCGCCGCGAGGGGCTGGACCCGTAGGTACCCCGAGATCGTTCGGCCTAAGCACGCCAGCCAGCGGGTTACTTTGGGACCGCGCCGCCGTTCTCCGACGCTTGGCTCTCGCCTTGGCGGCTTTCGCATAGTCGTCCTCGTAGCCGACTCGCGCCCACATGCGCCCGTACTTCACGCAGTCGCGGACGCA